AATTATAGGAAATTATGAAAAGTTTTTATGTATGATGATTGGTAAAAATCCTTATAAATTCAGAGGTTATACATAAATCTTTCCTGTAACTCCGGGCGATGCATAATGAACCCCGCACCCCCGAGATGCATCACTTTTCGCCCCGGTCTTGCGGAGTCTGCGGCAGAGCTCCTGCAGGGTTTCGATGTCGGCGTAGTTCAGGATCGGGGTAACCATCTCGCACTTGTGGGCGTCGTCGCCGGCGATGCTTACGTCCTTCTGGAACTTCCACTCGCGGCCCTGGGCGTCCCAGGCGCTGACCGTGCAGTAACCGTTGCGGTTTGCGGTGTCTTCAACCCGGCCGGTTCCGAAAAACTCTGCGGCAATCTTGGCGGCGTCCTTGCGGGTGATGCTGTTCATCTCAACTTCAACTCCGATGGTCTGGTTCTTGAGGTTGGCGATCTGCTTTAAGGTTTTGTCTTTCATGTTGTGTGCCTTCTTTTTGGTTAAGGTGTTTTCGTTTTGTTGTGTGTATATTCACTCTGAAGGCACACCATAGCAAGTTAATAATCGATATTTTTCAGATATTTAATTCATATATTTTTACAACTTTTGCTTGCTATTTTCCACCACCCGGCACACATCCGCCCCGTAGGCGACATTAAGCCCCGAACCGTTGTCCCACCGCACCTGAATGCTCCCGATATCGTCAACTCCGAGGACGGTGCCCAGGGTTCCCGGGGGCGGGGCCTGAACATCATCCATGCGGACAAGCTCCACCCGCGCCCCCTCGGGGAATTCCCGGCGGAGACGTTCCACGGTTTCTCTGCTAGGAAAGAACATCATCTCAGGCCTCCTCATGGGTTTCCGGTTCAGCGTTTTCAGCTGCTGCGGTATCAGGGAGTTCGGCTGATTCGGGGGTTTCTGCTGATGCGGCGGGGCGGCTTTCCTTCACCGTCTTGAAGGCGGAACTCCCGTCAAGGTTCGCCAGCAAAAGTTTCCGGCTCAGTCTGTACTCATCCCCGATAAAGCCGAGGCGGAGCAGAAAACACCGGAAGGCGTACTTCTCGTTGGCCACCTCCCGGGCCTTTGCCGTTATGCGTTTCTGCTCGATGCTCATCTTGCAGAGGGCGGAGATGAACTGGGTGTAGGCTTGGGCGTGGTCGGCATCCGGCTCGATGAACCACGGGAAGGAAACCCGGTCTTCATGGACTTCAAAAACAAGGTTCTCCGTCCCGAGGGCCTTCCGGATCAGCCACCCCTTGGCGTCAAGGAGCTTCTGCAGTTTTTCGGGGCAGACCTTGTCGGCAGGGATTTCAATGGCAAGGATCTTCGGTTCCGACTTCTTGTCCTCGGTCTTATCGGGAATTCCTTCAAAGCCGGCTTCGGCCAGATCGTTCAGAAGATCGCCGGCATCAACCTTGTCGTCGTAAACCAGAGCTCCGTCCCGGGTTACCGTGAACTCGCCGATCACAAAATTGGCGGTGGGCATGCCCTGATACTCAGCCTTGATTCCGGTGATCCGTGAGATGGCCTTAACCAGCTCTTTGCGCTCGGCGCCCTTGAGGTTAAATTCGATTTTCATCGTTATGTCTCCGTGTTGGTGTTCGTTTTCGTTAGGGACATATTTGCTCTGTCAAAACACTATATCAAGTCAATAAGAGCGATCTCTGCAACTATATTTAGTGTTTTTCGGTATTCTTTTCAGAATAGTGACAGATAGCGGAAAACCGGGGAACTCAGGGCTGTGCCGCCGGTTCCGGAGCCGCTTCTTCCGGAATTGCCACATCGGCGTAATTTAATTTCACACCGTCCCGGATCACGAATACATCATCAGTGCAGCCGTTCCTCTGCCGGATGTATCTTTTCACCGCTACGTCCACGAACTTGGGCTCGATCTCCGCGCCGTAGCAGATACGTTCCGTCTGCTCGCAGGCAATAAGCGTTGATGCCGATCCCAGAAAGCTGTCAAGGACGATGCCGTTGGTCTGGGTGGAAAGCTTAACGAGGTAGGCTATGAGCGGCACCGGCTTGCTGCTAGGGTGGCCGAAGCCGTCTTCCTTGGAATTCCTGATGCCGTCAAACTCAAACACTACGGTCTGCTTCTGGTCGCCGTACCACTTGTGGGTGCCGTCCTTCCGCCAGCCGTAGATGATGGGCTCCATGTTGTATTTCCAGTCGGTGCGGGAAAGCGGAAACCGCGGCTTCTTCCAAATCAGCCCGGCGCCCACTTTAAAGCCCGCGTCCTCAAAGGCATCGTAGAAAATGCGGGATTTGGAGGTGGCGTAGAACTCGTAGAAGGAGGCATCTTTGGCCATGCTGTTTTTGAAGTTGGCGAAGACCTTCATCAGAAACTCATAGGCTGATTTGTCATCAAGATTGTCGTTCCGGATCTTCCCGGAGGCATTCTGCAAATCAACGAAGTACGGGGCATCGGTGCAGACCAGGTTTACCTTCACATCCCCGAGCAGATTCTGGTAGGTTTCCGGCAAAGTGGAATCCCCGCAGATCACGGTGTGTCTCCCGAGATGCCAGACGTCCCCGGTTTTGGAGAAGCAGGGTTTCTGGAGCTCGGCCTCCACATCGAAGTCATCCTCTTCGCCCTCGGCATCGGAGGCAAAGAGCTCTGCAAGCTCATCTTCGGAAAACCCCGTCATGGAGAGGTCAAAACCCAAATCCTGCAGTTCCTGCATCTCCACGGCTAAGAGCTCTTCATCCCAGCCGGCATCCAGGGCCATGCGGTTATCCGCCAGAATGTACGCCTTCTTCTGTGCCTCGGTGAGGTGGTCGGCAAAGACGCACGGCACCTCGGGAATCCCTTCAGCCTTGGCGGCCTGAATGCGCCCATGCCCGGCCAGAACGTTAAAGTCTCTGTCCACGATCACCGGGTTCACGAAGCCGAATTCCCGGAGAGAGGATCGCAGTTTGGTGATCTGCTCCGGGGAATGGGTTCTTGCGTTATTCACATAGGGGATCAGCTTATCCACGCTGACCAGCTGAAATTCCGTAGTTGTTTTCATGGGGTTTCCTAGTTCTTCCTTGAGCGGAGGAGCCGCTCCATCATGTCATCGGCGGGGTTCGCCGTTCCCGACGCGTCACCCGAGCAGTTTTCCTTCACGATGCTGTAGATCTGAAACCAGAGCTGGCTGGTCTGTTTCTGGTAGTTATGGCTCATGGCCACAAAGGGACTCTGCACGATGGAGGAAACGACAGTGGGGTGCTTGCCGCAGAGTCCGAACTTCGTGACCGCCTGTTCGCATTGCTTCCACCGGGCAAATGCCACGGCGTACTGTTCCACCAGTTCCGAGCTCACCAGCTGGTCGCAGCCGAGGCGGGCAAGCCACCGGTAGGTTTTGGTGTAGGTTTCCGCGGCGCCGAGGGGCTTTCCGTCACGCTGAAGCGCCGAGAGATATTCGTCCGGGCGGGGGATGTCGGCTCCCTCCGGTTCTTCTCCTTCATCGGGTGCGATGTCCGGGATGTCGATTTTCGTTATGTCGCGGTGTCCCAGATTGCCCTCGAGGAGCTTCTCCTGGAGAGCCTTGGGCTTTCTTCCCGCGCCGACACGGGCTCCGCCGCGGCTGGTTCCGTCTTTGGCCATTTGAACTTCCTGCTGTTTGAATTAATCCCCGGTCAGAAGCCGGGCTGAATGCCGAGATCACGGGGGCTGAACGCCGCCGGGCCGGGGCTATACCCCTCTTTGAAATTGCGGTTTTGCGCGTGGAGGCAAGGGCCCGAAGCTTTTTGATGGAAATTTGAGCGATTTTGACCGCCCCTGGGGGCCTAAAGCGCGATATTCATCACTTTTGGGAAGCGTAATCCTTTACTTTTCTGCTCCATCTGTCGCCCATTTCGCCATGAATTCTGGCATGACAGGCTTTGCATACAGCTTTTAGGTTGCTGATGTCGTGAGTTCCGCCCTGAGATAGCGGTTTTATGTGGTGGACTGCCTCGGTCGGTGTATATCTTCCTTCAGAAAGGCAGACCTCGCAGAAAGGATGTTCAGAAGCGTAGGACTTTCTGATGACTGTCCATGCTTTACCGTAGCGTTTCCTTGCCTCCGGATCTCGCTGATACTTCTCGTAGCGTCTCGCCTCTTCCTTTGCATGCTCCTCGCAGAACCTTCCGTCAGTGAGCCTCGGGCATCCCGGGAAGGAACATGGTCTTTTAGGTTTTCTTGGCATGGTTTTCTCCGGGCATAAAAAAAGCTCCGGGGCGGTCAGCCTCGAAGCTCTGTGTTTCTCGTGATTATAATAATAACCTAAGAAGTTAGTGCATTACTATGCATTTTAGTGCACTCAGGAAAATATTTTTAATTCTCTTAAAGCCTCGCCATGCAGTCGATGTACGTTTCTTATTCCGTAATTCATATCGTCAGCAATCTTCTCCCACGATTGACCCAAAACGTACCGTTTCACCAGCAGATCCTGATAGTCGTAGTTCTCAATCTTCTGGATTGCCCGGGATATCTCACAGGTAACATCAACAAGATCAGCCATCGCCTCACAGAGTTCTGCCTGCAGATCCATAATCTTCTGGGTACATTCCTCAAGCTTGTAGTTCGAAGCCGTACTCTTTGGTGAATCAGAATAGGTCACGGTGCAGTTGTTTACCAGAGACTTGTAATGCTCAATCTGATCCTTGATTGTATTAACCCTGCGTTCCAGGTTAATGCCTCTCATCAAAAAGTCTTTTGCGTTCATACGTTTCCTCCTAAATCTGCTTTAACCGCATCAATCAATGCGTTCTGTGTTAATTCCTTTTTCGATAATGCCTTAAGCACTCGCTCATCAATGGTTCCTTTGGCGATGATGTGCTGGATCACCACGGTTCCTGCTGACTGTCCCTGACGCCACAGTCTGGCATTGGTCTGCTGATACAGCTCCAGCGACCAGGTAAGACCGAACCACACCAGAGTCGAACCGCCGGACTGAAGGTTTAAGCCGTGACCTGCTGACGCCGGGTGAATTAAAGCCACCGGGATCTTTCCGGCATTCCAGTCGATGATGTCTTTAGAGGTTTTAATCTCCCGGACATCAAACCTTTTTCTGATCCTTTCTAGGTCGTGCTTAAACCAGTAGGCCACAAGAAGGGGATTGCCGTTGGCTGACTCGATGATGTCTTCCAGGGCATCAAGCTTGCGATCATGGAATTCCACGATGTTTTTGGTATCGTCGTAAATTGCACCGTTGGCAAGCTGACTGAGTTTATTGGTGAGGGCTGCTGCGTTGGGAACGGTGATTTCCTCATCGGAAAGAGTCATCACCAGCTCAGACTTAAGCCTCTCGTACTGCTTTCGTTCATCATCTGACAGCACCACCTCGTACTGGGTTGAAATCAGTTCAGGCATTGAGAGGTGGTCGGTACATTTCATGGATATGGTGATATCCGAGATGCGGCGGTAGATTTCCTCTTCAGCTCCTTCCCTCGGTTTGTAGGAAAACACCTGCTGGGCGTTCCTCTTGTCGGGCATGAAGTAGCATTCCCTGTATCTCGTGATGAACTTTCCCAGGCGTTCGCCCATATCAAGCAATCGGAACTCAGACCATAAGTCCATCAGACCGTTTGATGACGGTGTGCCGGTAAGACCTACGATGCGCTTAACCTTAGGACGTACCTTCATCAGAGCTTTGAAGCGTTTGGCGGAGTGGTTCTTGAAGGAAGACAGTTCATCGATAACCACCATGTCGTAGTCAAAATTACCGCTCTCGACAAGCCACTGTACGTTTTCCCGGTTGATGATGGTGATGTCGGCATTCTTTGCAAGAGCCGCTTTGCGTTCTGCCAGAGTACCGACAGCCACGGCATAGGTGAGGTGCTTGAGATGCTCCCACTTGCTGATTTCCATCGGCCAGCTCACTTTTGCCACCCGGAGAGGACCAATGATCAATGCTTTGCTGATCTCGAAGGAATCAAACAACAAATCTGCAATGGCAGTCAGGGAGATAATGCTTTTGCCCATACCGCATGACAGGAATACAGCAGAACAGGGATGATCCTCGATGAACTTCACGCTAAAGCTCTGGTAGTCGTGAAGACTGGTTTTATCCGGTAATCTCATTCAGCATTCCTCCTATCTGTTCAATTCCGTCAATCACGTACACTCTGAAACCCAACCGCCTTAACATCTCATGCCTTGCTACCTGCAGTGCTCTTGGCTTCATGCCTGGGGCCTTAAGTTCGGCAAAGGCAAATACACCTCCGGGTAACAGCACCAGACGATCCGGCATTCCGGCAAAGGAGGGGGACACGAACTTCGGTGCTATGCCACCTTTGGCCTTAACCATCAGCGTGAGTTTCTGTTCAATCTGCTTTTCTCGCATTCCACGTACTCCTTCCAGCATTCTTCAAAGACCTCAAGGCATTCATCGCAGACATCCTGCTGAACCAGATACTCACGGATAATCCTGTGCCATCCATCAAACTTGCCGGTGCCGTTCCTTGGAAATGACTCCTTGTCAAGCTCCATGTCAGCTGCCAAATCCCCGGCGGGGGTATTTTCATCACGATGATTTTTCATCATCCAGTTATAAAAATTCATATTGAAAATCCTTAAAAGGTGGAGGTCGTGGAGGTTGTTGCATTAAACTCCCTATAGGCTTATTAATAGGTTATTTTTTAACCAATTTTTCGCCCTATACTAGTTTTTATTAGAAGAGTTCCACGACCTCCACCTTGTATAATTAATGAACAATATTTGTGTATTTTGCGTACAGATTAGTCATGATGAAAAACTGGCATGACCACCACCGTACATGCTTAAAAATCCTGAACAGCGAGTTTAAGTCCGCATAGATACGTGCCGTTTTTACGTTTGTGACGGACAAAACCTCGCTCCTCCATGCACTTGTAGAACTCAGTCGTACTCCTGACGAACTCACCGGTTCTGACACAATAAGCTCGATACTCGGTATACAGTTCTCCCGACTTCTCCTCGAGTTCCTTGCCGACGTCACAGCAGTCATCGAGAAAGTGGCTCATCCAGTCGTTATCCGCCTTATACCTGTCAACAGCCTCACGAACACAGGCAGGAGGGGTGAGAATGAATTTGTCTTTGATGACTTTCTCGGCGCCTTCAATCAGCCATTTCATGATGTAGGGACCGGCGTTATCCAGCAGATACTTCGAGTAGTTCTTGATTTCACCATTACCTTCAAACTTGGCGGTAAAAGGGATCACGATCAGTCGTCGCCAGATACCGTCATCCATGGCTCCCACCTTCGGCAGATGGTTGGTACACAGAACGAGGGTGTGGCTCGGCTTGAACTTGAAGGGATCCTTGTATTTCTTCTCTCCCTCAATCTCGTCAGTGGACGACAGCTGTTTCACCAGAGAGGTTGACATCCTTCTGCCTTCTTCAAGTTCCGAGGCAAGCAGGAAGCGTTTGCCTTTCAGTTCTGCCAGCTCCGGCTTAACATTTCTGCGACACTCGGCAGTCAGAATGTCTGCAGAAATAACTCCGGCATAGGATCCCATAGCTCCGCCAACCGAATTCCACCATGTGGATTTACCATTGCGCCCTACACCGAAGGAAATGAAAATTCCTTCCTGGAATACTTCACCGATAAGGCAAAGCCCTGACCCGCGGTGCAGATATTCGATTTTTTCCTGATTGCTTTCGCACACTCTGTCCACAAAGTCGAGCCACAGATCTTTGCCTTTATCCCCGGGAGCATAAGCTGTTATCTGGGTGATAAGATCAGCCGGATCGTGATCTCTGCGGCCGGCCAGACCCTTGGTAAGGTCATAGGTACCGTCCGGGCAATTCAGCAGAAACGGATGACAGTCGATAGCACTGATGGAAACCTCCACCAATGGCTTAACCGCTGTTAAAGCACCGTTGACATATTTGATATCTCTTCGCTGACAGGCAAAGCTCCGGTATGTAATGGCATTGTTGAATTTCAGATAAGCGTCCATCTGTTCATCGGTTTTAAGAGCTTTCTGAAGAGTCTTTTTCCCTGCAGTGATGGCTTCCTCTGGCACTCCGCTTTTGATGAGTTCCTGCTCGGCGATAGCAAACTTCTCCCTGGCTTCGGTAAGCTGGCGATCAAGGAAATTCAGCATGACGCCCATGGCTTTTGATTTGGACTCTACCCAGCGATTGGTTTCATAGACTATAAAGTCAGTACCGGGGCTGAATGCGAGTTCATTGGCACAGTCCCTTGCCAGCACCTTGGCCTGTCCCACATCGGAATAATCTGAAGGCTGCAGAGTGTTTTCCGGCTGATACTTCTCTGGTGGAACATACCCCGGTTGCCCCTGAATCTTTTTGGCGAAACGCTGTGCGCTTGCCCAGATTTTGCCTAGTTCCTCGTCGGTGAGAGGAGGGGTACATCTGTTGGCTTCTTCCATGAAAATCTTGAAGGCTTCCTCGGTAGAGCCGTATCGCTTGACGAGCTTTCCGGCAAAACGGCTCATAGTGGCATTGCGTCTACCTTCCTCTATGACGATCTTTTTGCCGTAACTGCCCTGGGGCATATCGGCATCAAACTCATCGTCTACTTCGTCAAGAAACTGATTCAGGGTCTTAGTACCGGGAAAGAATTCCACCTGCGGATTTTCAGTTCCATAAAAGAATCGTGCTGCGTCTTTAGCTGCGCGGTCAAAAAAAGGGAGGTAGTTATGCAGTCTGGTCATCAGACTGTCGTAGTTCTTTCTGTCCGTAATCGGATCTATGAGGAACCCTGCATGGAATCTCGGGCGTGCGGACTTGCCACCCTTGACCTGCATATGATGTCTGCTATAGTGGATCCAGAAAGAAACATCGGTGAGTGCTTTGGAAAGGTCTGCCGGAGTAATCCAGTCCTTCGGATCTTCAGAATGATCGTTGTCCACGTCAGTGCCGCAGCAGTTGGCCTCCTCGAAGTTGTCACAGCCTCGGTAGCTGTTCTTGTACTTTGCGCACACATAGTCACGGCTTACAGCCTTGATAAGGGATTCCCGATCAACAACATCGATTTTGTGCGGATACAGACAGTTGGTTTCATTCCCTCTGCAGTTGGCAAAATATAGGGTAAATATTGGTTTTTTCATTAAATTCCTCCTTCTTCGATAACAATTTCCCTTTCACGACCATCAAGATCCATTCGGAGTTGCCTCATTTCGCCTTTCCAGTAAGGCTTTACGAACACTTTTCTGCCATCGCTGTAATGACGCCAGTGACCGATGACGTACCAGATTGGGGTATGGCGAGTAAAACCGCTCTTGCTCCTGAAAGAGGTCTGTTCCAAGTCTTCAGCAGTAATGACGTGCTTTTTTATGTAACGAACAACACGTCTTTTCTTTCCACCTTTACGTGGCTTGGTGTCCATTACCGGCTCGATTTTAGGGTGACTGAATACCTCCTTAACAGTAGGGTGGAGCAGTGCCAGCTGAATACCGTACCAGGTGGTAAGACATTCATATCCGGCAGAAACAAACTCCTGTACCGGAATCCTCTCCATGCGACTTCTTACTTCTGCATTACTGTAATTGCCAATTACGCCGCAATTTGACATGAGCACATGGTCAATACCGGAAAACACGAGAATCGGTATAAAGAATTTATGACCCATAAACTCTATTACTACGGCACCAACGTCTGCGGGCTCATCCCCGCTATTCTTAATACGCTCTATATAATCCGGGTATATGACAATGCGATAGGTAACAAGCTGACCGAATGGTTTATCTCTTTCATCTACTGTTATTTCGCAGTCAAGAAGCGGTACATTTCCC